TCGAAAGGGGCTGGTCTCACCGTTAAAGGCCGTGCTAAGTACAATGCAGCTACAGGTAGTAACTTAAAAGCCCCACAACCAGAAGGCGGACCACGTAAAAAGTCGTTCTGCGCACGTATGTCTGGTATGCCGGGTCCGATGAAAGACGAAAACGGCAAGCCTACTCGTAAGGCAGCTAGTTTAAAACGCTGGAAATGTTAAAATGACTTTAGACGATCAAACCCGCCTAGAGCTAGTACAACTAGTTAAAAATGCTGTATCTGAAGCTGTGGAGCAACATCCACTTAGTCCAGATGAAGTACATTGGGTACGTATGGCGATTCAAGCTGAAGCCGAAAGAGCTTCATTGCGTAAGGCTATTATAGAAAAGTCTTTAGCTGGTTTAGTTTGGATTGGTATCGTTGCTGCAGGTGGTTGGTTACTAGACTATGTATCAGGGCATTGGAGATAACATGCCTAGTACGTCAAAGAAACAGCATAATTTTATGGCAGCTATTGCGCACTCTCCAAAGTTTGCAAAGAAAGTGGGAGTCCCTCAGTCCGTTGGTAAAGACTTTACCGCTGCAGATAAAGGTAAAAGATTTGGTACTGGTGGAGACGTTAATAGTACTATGGGTGGACAAAACCGAATTGGCAAACAACGTACTAGATTTGGTTCTACACTAGGGTATGAAAAGAACGTACCTAATGTTAATTTAAATAAATACATCGGTAAAAAAGAAGGCGGAAAGATTATGGCGGATAAAGAATCTAAAGCAGAAATGAAAAAAGAAATGGCGGAAGATAAGAAGCAAGATGTCGCCATGATTAAGAAAGCGTTCAAAGAGCACGATGCTCAAGAACATAAAGGTGGTAAAGGTACCAAAATTACTCTAGCAAAAGGTGGAATTATGAAAGAAACTATGGGGCCACGTACAATGGCTAAAGATGTAGAAGCAGGGTCAAACAAGCTAACTAAGTTTGGTCAATCTGCAGTTCAAAAGCGTGGTATGACTAAGGGTAAAAACCTTGGTGATTCAGGCCCTACAATGCCTATCCAAAAGATGGCTAAAGGTGGTTCTGCTTCCTCACGTGCTGACGGTATTGCTTCTAAAGGCAAGACTAAAGGTAAATGGTGCTAAATCATGGCATACCAAGAAACCTCTAAAGAAAAAGAGAAACGTGAAGCCTATATGAAGGCTAACAAGGAACGTGGTGTACGTGCTGAAAAAGAACGTGACTACAAAATGTTTGGCACAACCGAGCAGAACATTCCTAGTGTTAACCCTATGGGTGACGTTACTGGTATGAAAGCTGGTGGTTTTGTTGACCATAACGTACATATTAAAAAGCATGCCGCTGGTTTTAAACACCATGACGATCATGTAAAATCTATGTGCGGTGGTGGCATGGCAAAGGGTAAAAAGTGAAAGCCTCTCGTGGTATGGGTGACATAATGCCGTCAAAGATGGGCAAACCAAAAGTTAAAGCTCGTCGAGACAATACTGACTTTACTCAATATGCCGAAGGCGGTAAAGTGTGGGAAAAGCCACGTCCAAAAGGATTAGGTAAGCCGAAAGCACTGAGCAGCGCTAAAAAGGCTTCTGCTAAAGCAATGGCTAAAGCCGCTGGTCGTCCATACCCAAATCTTGTAGATAACATGAGGGCAGCAAGGAAAAAATAATGGCTACTAAAAATTGGATCCAAAATGCAATTAAGAAACCCGGTGCACTGCATAAAGAGCTAGGTGTACCTGCTGGCAAAAAGATTCCGTCAAGCAAACTAGCTGCAGCTGCAAAAAAACCCGGCAAGGTGGGTAAGCGAGCTAGGCTTGCGGAAACCCTGAAAGGCTTAAAGAAATGAAAAAGCATATTGTAAAAGCGTTAAAATGGGCATTAAGTAAATTTGAAGACAAGCCAGCAGAAGTATGGTCTTTTCCTACCCCTGTTGAAAAGAAAGTTAAGCCACGAGTAGCTAAAGCAACAACACGCCCAGCTAAAAAGGCAACGACCGTAGCTAAAAAAGCAACACCTAAAAAGGCTAAGTAATGAGCACATCTGGTACTTCAGCGTTTAATTTAGATATGAACGACCTCATTGAGGAGGCGTTTGAACGTTGTGGTAAAGAGCTGCGTACTGGTTATGACTTCCGTACAGCTCGTCGTAGTCTTAACTTGCTGACTATTGAATGGGCTAACCGAGGTATTAATCTCTGGACTATTGAACAAGGTCAGATTCCAATGGTTACTGGGCAGGCTATGTACCCACTGCCGGTTGATACGATTGACCTCATGGATACAGTAGTTCGCACTAATAATGGTGTGCAGAGTAATCAGATTGATATTAATATCAGTCGTATTTCTGAATCTACTTATATGACCTTGCCAAATAAATTGGCACAAGGTAGGCCGATTCAGGTGTGGATAAACCGCCAGTCAGGTCAAGAAAACCTTAGTGATGCGCTTTTAGACGGTAACATTAGCTCTACAACAACTACAATTAACCTGACATCTACCGCTGGTTTAGCTTCCGCTGGTTTTATTAAGATTGGCACAGAGACTATTAGCTACCCTAACGTAAGTGGTAACCAGCTAATTAACTGCGCCCGTGGACAAAACGGCACTACTGCAGCAGCCCACACTACTGGGGCTACAATTACTGTACAAAATTTGCCTTCTATTAATGTTTGGCCTACCCCTAATGCACCTGGTAGCCAATATACTTTTGTATACTATCGTATGCGCCGTATCCAAGATGCTGGTACTGGTACTTATGTTCAAGATATTCCTTTCCGTTTTATACCTTGTATGGTTGCGGGATTAGCGTATCAGTTATCTACAAAACTACCAGATGTAGATATGAACCGTATTCCAATGCTGAAATCAGATTATGAGCAACAATTTCAACTAGCGGCTGAAGAAGACCGGGAAAAAGCCCCGATTCGGTTTGTACCACGAAACACTTTCTACTTTAACTAAGATGCCATGTCAAGTAAGTTCGCTTCTGGAAAATATGCGATTGCCGAGTGCGATAGATGCGCTCAGCGATATAAATTAAAAGAATTAAGGATACAGATATTAAAGACAAAACCCTATAGAATCAAGGTTTGTAAGACATGCTGGGATCCAGATCAACCACAGTTGTCATTAGGTTTATACCCTGTTAATGATCCCCAAGCAGTACGGGAACCAAGACCAGACGTAAGTTATTTACAATCAGGTAATAATGGGTTACAAATTAATATTAATGGTGGTTCAGGAGTTAACGGGTTTGGTAACCCTGATATGGGTAGTAGGGTATTCCAATGGGGTTGGAATCCGGTAGGTGGGTCAAGGTTGTTTGACAATGCTTTAACACCAAATGACTTGATAGGTAACACACAACTTGGTACAGTAACGGTAAGTATAACTTAGGAGTAGCAAAATGGGATATAAATCAGCCGCTGACGGCGTAACAGAAACAGGTAAAACCAAGGGTAAAAACCTCGGTGATTCAGGTCCTACTGTAGGTCTTGAAAAAGGTCCAATCAAAGGCCCACAGAAATTGGGTAACTCCATGAAAGCTGTTGGACGTAATATGGCTCGTGCTATGTTGCAAAAATCAGCAGGAAGAGGTCGTTAATCATGGCTAAAAATAATAAACCAGCGGAAGTTTACGCTAAACCACACACAATGAGTGGTGGTACAGTAGATGCGCAAGCTGCAGTTACTAAAAAAGGTAACGGCGTAGACGAAATTAAAATGTCAGTAGGCAATGTATTTAAAAGCCAAAATGACGAAGTTAAAACTTCAGGTATTAAGATTCGTGGCACCGGCGCAGCTACCAAAGGTACTATGGCTAGAGGCCCAATGGCATAATGAATTACCAAGAACTTTTTTCGCAAATCCAGACGTATACTGAGAATCAGTTTCCAGATACGTTTGTACAGGTAACTACTGGGGGTAGCCAGACTAACGTCAATGCTGTCACTCAGATCAATACCTTTATCCAGCAGGCTGAAGCCCGTATCTATAATACGGTGCAGATTCCTTCTTTGCGAAGAAACGTTACTGGTACTTTGACGGCTAACAATAAGTACTTGGCTTGCCCTAATGACTATCTATCTACTTACTCTATTGCAGTAATTGATGCAGATGGTAACTACGAATATTTGCTTAACAAAGACGTTAACTATATTCGCCAAGCATATCCAAACCCTAATGATACTGGCTTACCTCGTTACTACGCCTTGTTTGGTTCTCGTTTAAATGACCCCAATGAGTTATCTTTTATACTTGGTCCAACCCCAGATTCTGCCTATACAGCGGAACTTCACTACTTCTATTTCCCCGAATCTATTGTGGATCAAGGTACTTCTTGGCTTGGTGACAACTATAGTCCTGTATTGCTATATGGTTCTTTAGTAGAGGCTTACACGTACATGAAGGGTGAAACAGATATGTTAAATATGTATAACACCAAGTATAATGAGGCATTACAGCAGTTAAATCGTTTAGGAACCGGCCTTGAGCGTGGCGATGCGTATAGAGACGGACAAGCAAAAATCAAGGTCAACCCTTAAATTCAGGAGTAGAAAATGGTAATTACCCAAGCAATGTGCGATTCGTTTAAGGTTCAAATCCTTAGCGGTCAACAAAATTTAGTTTCAGGCGCTAGCGCAGTATATAAAGTTGCTCTGTACACAAGCTCAGCAACATTAAGTAACTCAACTGCAGCATACACAACTACTGGTGAAGTTACTAGTTCAGGCTCAAACTACACTGCTGGCGGAAACACTTTATCAATCAGCACAAGCCCAACAAGTACAGGCAACGTAGCGTTTATGTCTTTTGCGAATAGCTCATGGACAAATGCAAACATTACTGCAAACGGCGCTTTGATCTATAACAGCACAGCAAATACTGCTGTTGCGGTGTTGGCTTTTGGTGGCGATAAAACAGCTACTAACGGGACTTTTACCTTAATTTTTCCTACCGCCGACTCCACAAACGCAATTATTAGGATTGCTTAACTTTATGTTTGTTGGGGCTACAGTTTCTGTTGATAACACAGCAGATGTTGTGGGGAATCTTTCGACTAAAATTTGTGGTGGTTGTAAAAAAGAAAAAACAGTAAGTTTATTTTCTTTAAGCAAAACTAACAAAAGTGGGTATAACTACCATTGCAAAAAATGTGATAGCGATATAGGTAAAAAAAGAACCGCAATAGAAAAAGCTGCGGATAAAGTTATACCACATGTAAAAAAGTGCCCCACATGTAAAACTAGCAAACTATCTAACCAATTTAGCAAATGCGCTTCTAGGAAAGATGGGTTAGATATAAGATGTAAATCTTGTTCAAGCTACTCTAGTAAAATACAGCATTATAAAAAACTGTATGGTTTTACTACAGAACAAGCTAAAAACCATTTGAGC